AGCGGGGCGCGTTCTATTTCAGACAGCGGCGGCCTTGATACTGAGATATTCGTGTTGTACAAGTACGGCAAAAACCCCGATGTGGGCGGGCCTTTGCTATTGGATACATCGCGTGAATTCTGTCGCTTTATGATTGAAGACCAGAAGAAGCTATACACCCGCGAAGAAATTGATGCAATGAGCCGCGAATTAGGTTACAACGTATGGCAGCGGCGCGGCGGATGGCGCACCATCAAAGGCACTAACACGCACGTGCCACAATGCAGGCACATTTGGGAAAGTAAACTTTACAGGAGGACAGTACGATGAGTTTTAAGTACTTTATAGACACGGTGTACATCAAAGAGAATACGCCGATACAAGACAACCTCGACCCGAAACTTATTCAGATGAGCCTTCAGGAAGCGCAGGAAGTTACTTTGCGTGACACCATTGGCAGCGACCTTTATAACGAGATTTATTCGCAATTCCCAAGCAGCCTGAGCGCGGACAACACAACCCTTCTAAACGACTACATCAAACCGGTGCTGAAGTATTCCGTGCTTTACGAAGCAGTCCTTCCACTCACGTACAAGTTCATGAATAAGTCCATCATGAAGCGCGATGGCGAAAACATGACGAGCATCAGCATGGAAGAAATGGGGAAAATCGAACAGCGTTACGCTCAAAAACGTGACCACTTCATAGAGCGCATGAACAAATACCTTTGTACCTACCCGGAAAAGTACCCAAAGTGGCAAAACCCTGACCCCGATGCAATCGACAAACCCAATAAATTCGGTCAAAACCTCGGCTTCTACTTTGAAAAGTAGGACGTGGCGAAAGAAGAACGAAGAAAAGTTAAGGAAATTTTTAGATGACGCTAAACCAGATAATAGCAGCAATCAGGCGGGCAGGTGAAAATCACAAGATGATTCGCTCCGTGGCGTTTGGGCCGGAATATGACCTCGTTGCGGACGGCGGCAAAGACAATTATCCTTTGTTGTTTGTCATACCAGACACCACAACGATGCTGTTTGACATGAGTACGGCGGACAAAGAGAAAACCTACTCCTTTGTAATGTCGGTCATGGACAGGCAATTCGAGGACAGCACAAACCAAATGGAAGTGCTATCAGATACGCTGCAAATCCTGGAAGATATTATCAGTTCACTTCAATACATATACCGGGATAGCCGCGTGAATTTCGCTGTAAATGACGATGCGCTGCCCTTTTACGATGCACACGGTGATGTTGTCGCAGGGTACACGATTAGAATGGAGGTAGGTGTACCGGCAAACAGGGATTTTTGTTCTGTTCCTTCAAACGATTATGCGTTCCCTAACATTGACCAGGATATTCAGATTATTGACGGTGGCTATTATAATAGCACCTACTCACTTACCATTGATGGAGGCGTTTCATGAGCAATTACATAACTATAAAATTAAGGCGCGGGACAGCTGCGCAATGGACAGCAACGAACCCTGTTTTAGCAGAGGGCGAAGTCGGGTTAGAAACAGATACCCGGAAATTCAAAGTTGGCACAGGGGCGGCGGCGTGGAACTCCCTGCAATACTGGGGCGGTAGCGGTGGCGGGGCTGCTGATTTTACTGATTTGGGCGATGTTCCTGCATCATACGCAGGGGCAGGGGGAAAATACGTCAAAGTAAAATCCACGGCTGACGGGCTGGAATTTGGAACGCTGACCATCGCAGCGGGTGATTTGCCCTCCGGCATAGACGCGGCTAAAATCGCCAATGGCACGGTAAGTAATACAGAGTTTCAGTACTTGAACGGCGTAACTGCTCCGATCCAGAATGCACTTGATTTTCTAAGCGCGAACAAAGTTCCTTACTCCGGCGCAAGCGGCGATGTGAACCTCGGCGAATATGCCATCAAAGCCGGGCAAATTGACTTAGATACATCGCCAACAGGGACGGCAACCGTAGGAACTACGCGATGGAACGACACTATTGGAAGCAGCGAAACCACTTTAAAGGGCGGTAGTGTTATTCTGAAGAATGGCGTGGATTTAGTTGCAAGGGTGGTCAATAAGGTTTCACCAAACACCACACTCACTAAGGCCGCATATCAAGCGGTGAGGGTGAGTGGTGCGCAAGGTCAAAGATTAGCAATAGCACTTGCTCAGGCCAATAATGACAACAACAGCGCGGATACTCTTGGTCTGGTAATTGAAACCATTGCAGCCAATCAGGAGGGATTTATAATGACCGTTGGTCAACTTGAAAGCATCAACACAACAGGTTCATTACAAGGCGAAACTTGGGCCGATGGCGATATACTGTATTTATCACCTACCACAGCGGGCCGAATCACAAATGTAAAACCCACAGCTCCGAACCATATAGTTATCATTGGATATGTTGAGTACGCACACGCAAACAATGGCAAGCTATATGTTAAGGTGATGAACGGATGGGAGTTAGGTGAGCTGCACGATGTGGACACAACCGAAAGCAAATCTACTCCAGTAGATGCAGACGCGGTTCTATTGCAGGACAGCGCGGATTCTTCCATCTGGAAGCGCCTAACGTGGGCGAACCTAAAGGCAACGGCTAAAACCTATTTTGATTCGCTATACGTGGCAGGAAACACCGCTATTACCGGGGCTACAAAAACTAAAATTACTTACGATTCGAAAGGACTTGTAACAGCGGGAGCGGATGCGGGTATTGCTGACATTACCGGACTTCAAACCGCATTAGATGGGAAAGTTGATGAAAACGCAGCCATAGTCGGCGCGACTAAAACCAAAATCACATACGATGCCAAGGGTTTGGTGACAGCCGGTGCAGATGCCACCACGGCAGACATTTCCGATAGCAGCAACAAGCGATACGTAACCGACGCACAACTGACCGTTTTAGGCAACACTTCAGGCACGAACACAGGCGACCAGACGATTACCCTGACCGGAGATGTAACGGGCAGCGGAACGGGTTCTTTCGCGGCCACAATAGATAAGACGGCTATCACCGGAAAGACAACCGTAACAGCCGCAACAGGCGACTTGGTTCTGATTGCAGACGCGTCCGATAGCAATAACCTGAAGAAGGTAACGGTGGACACCATCGCGGCACTTGCTTCAGGCGGCGGTGGAGATGTTACTACGCTTTATAATTCTAACGCTCAGACCGGCCCGGTCAATACCACAACCGAAACAGCTATATTCAGCTATGCCTTGCCTACTGACCTCGCGGCGGGAGATACTCTGGTGCTATCTCTGGCAGGTGTGTACAAGAATGGCAGCGGTGTTTCTGAAACGCCCACTATTCGAGTTAAATTGGGTGCAACAACAATGCTCAGCGGCTCACCTGCTGCGATTGCCACAAACAACACAGAGCGCGTGGGCGGTTTTGAATTAAGGTTATTTGTCGAAGCCACAAATGCACAGCGTTGTTTTGTTGTCGGAACAGGTGTTCAGCAACCAATCGGCACAATGGCAGCTACAAACAACGCAACAATGTACGCGGTGAATGGACACGGCACGGCTGCTGAAGATTTAACCTCGGCAAAAACCTTGCAAATCACTTGCCAATTCACAGCGGCTAATGCTAACTTGTATATGTACTCGGAATCAGTAACCCTTTATAAAGTATCAGCAGCATGATTTACGTAGATAAGACAGGCGCAATCAGCGCAACAGAACAAGAGGGGTTTTACCCCGTTCTACCTGGATTTAAGCCCGAGCCTGACCCGTGTTGCGATGTGGTAGAAGATAAATTGCAATGGGCAGATGACCATTGGATCCAACTTTACAAGCAGCAGCCTAAGCCACTATATTCAGCGGGCGAATGGCTCGACATGGTGGGCGTGGGCAGCAGTCAGCAGCCGACCCTTATTTACCTTCGCATGAAATTGACCGCGTCAGGTAAACAGAGCCAAAAACTTGACAGCTTAGAAAGCTACCTTCAGCAGGTCTTGGGCGCGTATGCGGCTGACAATTCCCCCCGGTGCGATTGGGGCCAGCCTCCGGTAAGTTACTACGACGCAGTAAAAGAAGCGATGGAGGTGCTTCAATCATGACATCCGAGGGCAAAATTATGGCGTATGTTGCCCTGCCACCTATTGCGGTGTACCTCACAGCGGCTGGAATAGAGTTGAAGCTTGTGTACGGATTGGCGGCGGTAATGTTCTTGGACATCCTGACGGCTGTTATTATGTGGCTACGCATTGACCCGAGCAAGATTCGCAGCCGGGTTTTGAAGAATGGATTAACGGAAAAATTTGCATCCCTGATTCCGGCAATTATTTGTTTTATCGTCTTATTGGCCATTGATAAGGACGCATCCGCCCTGGTTAATGGCTACCTTACTATCCTCTTATTGGCTGAAGGATACAGCGCGATTTCCAATGCGCACAACGCGTACACACGGGAACATAAGGAAGAGTTTGACGCGGTTAGCGCGGTGCTGGCAGCGGCGCGGAAACGGATTTTCAATCTTCTTCAGAAATTAATACGTAGCTTTGTTGATGATGGACAAGATAACGCTGGAAAGAATTAAGCTGCTCCACCCATCACTTCGCGAAGAAGCAACTAAGATCTACGCGGACATATGCGCGGCAATGCCTGCGGGTGTGGTGTGTCGTTTCACTCATACTCTACGCACCAAAGCAGAACAGGACGCGATTTACGCTGAAGGTAGGACAAAGCCGGGGTCAATTAAAACTCACAAACGCGGGGGCCATAGCTACCACAATTATGGGCTGGCCATAGATTTTGTGCTGATTGTAAATGGGCAAGTATCATGGGCCGTGGATAAGAACTGGTTAGCAGTAATTTCCATCTTTGAAAGCTATGGCTGGAAAAGCGGTTACAGATGGAAGCAATTCCAAGACCCTCCACACTTGGAAAAGACCTTTGGGAAAACCACAGCGCAACTGCTGGCAAGCGGGAAGCAATACCCGGATTTGTAACAAAAAGTTACCAGATTTATTGAGCAAAGGTAAATTTACCAAATGAATCGGCACAACGGAACACCACAACGCAGGCTTGAAATTTACCTTCAGCATCGGACGGAAATTGACCCAATGCCAAAGCGCACGGCGGGGAGGTGGCTACATTGTAATTACCCCCGTGAGTTTGGTAGCGTGGAAACGGGGCGCGATTTTATCCGCTACATTACCGGAGCGCGTTGCGAGCAGCCAAAAAAATATCAGCAAATGCAAATCACACCAAACAAATCTACCATCGCTGAAGGGCTGGCAAAGTTGCGAGCCTACGAAGAAAGCAAAGCGCAACCTATTCATCTGACCGATTGTGAAATACTCATTCTTTCGGATATTCACTTGCCCTTTCATGACCTGCCATCCCTGACAGCAGCAATCGGATACGGCGAAGCGCGGCAGCCGGATGTTGTGTTATTGAACGGTGACATCCTCGATTGTTATGACATTTCGCGGTTTATGAAAGAACAAGACCGCCCGATAATTACGGATGAAATCGCGATGGGTATCGAGTTTCTGGAACTGCTCAGGCAGGCGTTCCCACAGGCGCGAATTATTTACAAGTTGGGAAATCACGAAGAGCGGATGCGCCACTACATTCTAAAGAACGCGCCGCAATTTGGAAACCTCAAGGCCTTGGAATTTGAAAGCCTGCTGCAATTTGAGCGGCTGGGAATTGAACGGGTAAACAGGGAAATCATCAAGGCCGGGAAGCTGAACATCCTGCACGGTCATGAGATGGGCGAAAGCGTGTTTTCTCCTGTCAACCCTGCGCGGGGCTACTTCCTGAAGGCTAAGGCGAATACTCTTGTAGGGCATTACCACCAATCCTCACACCACAGCGAGGGCGATTTGAACGGGAATAAGGTGGGCGTGTGGTCAACAGGTTGCCTGTGTTCCCTGACCCCGGAATATCGGCCCTTCGCGTACACCAAGTGGAAGCACGGCTTTGCTTATGTGACTGTGGAAGCGGATGGAACTTTTCAGGTAGAAAACAAAGAAATAATAGATGGACGCATTTTCTGACCTCGGCGCGATTGTTACCATTAACCACGGCGGGCATGGTGCAAGCGCGGTTATCAAGCCCCCTGCCTTTGCTGATGAAGTGGTAAGGGCGTTTTTTGCTCAGGCGGTAGCGGTCGGGTTTTATTCCGACAATTTGCTCGATGCGATGGAAAGCCTGTTGATTGAGTTCAGGGGAGATATATTTACAACGGTAGAAGACGATGGTGAAGAATAAAGGCTGCGGCGCACATATCGCATACGCAGGGCTGGCAGTTATTGTTCTGCTGTTGTGTTCATGTTGGACACCGAAACGATGCAACCGTGCGCTGCTGCGCTGCGGGATTCTGACCGATACGGTGCAGGTGTGGGATTCGATTTACCTAAAGCGAGTCATTACCGATACGCTGCTGCGGTGGGATTCGATGCGGATGCACGATACCATCACCATTGAACAGGACAGGGTGCGCGTTAAGATTGTGCGCCTGCCTGGTGAGCGGCTGTTTGTTCAAGGTGAGTGCAAAGACACGGTGGTGAGGTACGTTCGCCAGGTGGTGAATGCGGTTAAACGGGAGCGATTTATTCCCGTGTGGGCATGGGTCGTTATGTTTCTGCTGCTGATGTTTGCCATCCGCAAAAAAAATTCATAATTTTTTTTCATCCGTAAAACGCTGATTGTCAATGAGTTAGCTTTCAGCCGCAAAAATAATTCACTTAAATTGTGGATAGGTGTTTGCGATTGTGGAAATCGGAAGTATATTTGTGAACCGATTAAGACACACAACACCATGAACAAATTGAACTACTCCCGCCGCGTTAATACGCAGGTCCGCAAGACAGGCTACGGCCATTGGTCGGTAACGATGGAAATCTACCGCAAGCCATTTACCTTCACCACCACCAACAGCAGCGCGATCGACGACTTCGACGACGACGACAGCGACCGCAGAATTGCTTCCGGTTATCGCGCATTGCGTGCCGAAGCGATGAGGACATGGAGGAGCAGGCGATGAGGTATAACGAATGGATTGCACACATCCGCGCAGAGCGGAGGAAGTGCGCGGAAAAGCTGGCGCAGTACGGCGATAAGCCGGTTGTGAGCGCACAGGAGCGGAAACGCATTGAAGATAAAACAAGAGTAACAATTCACACTAACCAATAAACACCATGAACACAATCACAATTAGAACGCGCGTAGAATCTACGCAAGAAATCGCAGTGCCTTTCTTTGGCAAGTATGATGGCAGGTACATTTGCTGCACAGGGCGCGATAAGCACAACTACCTTACTGGACTTTATGTGCGAAAAGGAATCATCACTGACCATGTGAGCGAATCAGATCTTTTGCTCTGCATACCTTGCACCCCCGCTGAATTTGCGGCTGCGTTTGAGGAAGCGCACCACAACCTTAGGGCGGAATACGAAGCAATCATTGAAGCGCAGGAGGGCGGGAAGTGATGGAATGGAAAGTTGGACAGCAGGTGTATTGCCTGCGATTTGGAGAAGGATTTATTAAGGAAATTAATACCGAATATGGGATTTACAAAATTGAAGTGCAATTTGCTCATGCTGTTTGTCATTATACATCTAATGGATGTATTGATAAAGACGATGCAACTCCTATGCTTTACCCCGCAAAGCCCGAAATCATCGTTCCCAAGTGGCAGCCAAAAGAAGGTGAGTGGTGCTGGTTTTGGGATGAAAAATACAAGGGTGCTTATTTGGCAAAATTTTCAAGAATAAATGAGAGTAATTTTTATATAAGTCATGCAGACATTATGTGGAAAAATTGCGCCCCATTCGTCGGCGAACTTCCTGAACATCTGAAGGAGGTGCAGCCATGAACCTACTCCGCACCATTTGCCGCAAGCGTCAACTCCGCCACAACGTAGGCGAAAGCGTCACCTTCCGCAACGTTTTGCGGCTTTGCGATGGCCGCCAAAGAAGAACTTAATCATTAACCGAGAACTGTCAGGCGGCTATTGCAAAACCGCTGTTAGCCGCTGGCCTTTCTCATAACACAACAATAGAATGAAACCAAAAGAAAAAGCAAAGGAGTTAATTCATTTTTACACTAAAGAATTGTTAAGTGCCAAATACAGCATTAACGGTTTTGTAATTGAGCAACTCGCAAAACAATGTGCGATTATTGCAGTAGAAGAAATACTAAACAACAATTGTGGCACAAACACAGATGGCCAACAAGCCTATGAAGAAGAAATCTACTGTGATGAATATTTTTGGCACGATGTCAAAGCGAAGTTGTCACAAGCTTGCGGCTAACTCACGCATCCGTGCAACCGTGGCTGCTTCACGATGGAACTCAAAAGCGCGCTGTTGGGAATATCACCTCGAAGGCTTTCCAGGATGGACAAAACAAAACTTAATCAAATAACCATGAAACACATAACACAGGCAATGCTCAACGTCATGAAGGCGGTACAGAGCGTAGAAAAAAACAAGGTAGTCGGCACGGGCGCTAATGCTTACAAAGGTGTCGAGGACAAAGATGTAAAGGTTGCAATTCGCACGGCCATGATTGAAAACGAACTTATCATCGTTCCGATTTCTATCGAACCGAAAATGCAGATTGAACGCTGGGAAGAAGTTTACAACGGCCAGGCGAAAACAAAGCAATCCATCCTCACCGAGGTAAAAACAAAATACCGCATAATTCACAGCAGCGGTGAAAGTTTAGAAATCGAAGGATACGGACACGGGCAGGATTCGCAGGATAAAAGTGCTGGAAAGGCTACAACGTATGCCCTTAAATACGCCCTTCTTTACACCTTCCTTGTTCCAACCGGAGATATTGACGATGCCGACAGCGTACATTCAAACGCAATACCGACAGCGCAGCGCACAACATCGCAAAGCAATGACAAACCGTGGCTAAACAAGGATGAACCCAAATGGAAAGAGGCTTGCGAATGGCTCGCAGCGAAAGCGGCTGAAGGCAAGGGCGAAGAAGGGCTGAAGGCAATCACAGAACGATTGCAGCTAAGCTTTAAAATCAACTCAGTCATGAAGGCATCACTTTTAGCAATTAGCAGAGGAGGCGTAACGGTATGAGCGAAATGCCATTAGAACTGCTGTTCCGCTACGTTGCTTACTTCGCACTTTTTGCCGCGTTACTTTCCATTATTGACACTATTCTATCATGGGTAAGAAGAAAGTAGACGCCCGCCTGAAAAACGAATACCACGCAGCACTTCGCCGTTATTACGACACGCAAATGGACTGCATATGGGAAGTAGTTGCCCGAACTTGCAATGTTCCTGACGATGCGATAAACACCAAGCGCAGAAACGCACCGTGGAAGATGGCTCGGTTTTACTTTTGGTACTTCGTTAAAACAACAACTGATGTAACCTGGAAGCAGATGTCACAATACGCAGGAGGGCGCGACCATTCCACCGCCATACACGGGTATCAGTCTATCTGCGACTGGATGAAGGTAGATAAGGCGATACGGCGCAAGATTGAGGAAATCGAGAAAGTGCTTGAAGGTCGCATCCACCAGGGCGATGAGTTCTTCGGACGGGAAAAAAACTTGCATTACGGATTTTTATAATCTATATTTGAAACCAAGTTAGGAAACAGCAGATTGGAACCCTGCCCTAATGAAAGTCATCATGAACAATAAACTAAACAAACGCTCCCTTGGAGTAACAGCGCACCCTAATGACTGGGGTGGTTCCACGCTGCGAAACAGGGGGGCGTTTTGCTTTTAACTATGTCAGTAAAAAAATACACAACAAAACAAAACCTACAGGATTCATTCACTTATCGTTTTGATTATGATGAATGGGAAATGATTGTAACCTTTAACGAAGAAAGAAGGCTAATTCATGGAACTGCAATTTGTCAAATAACAGATGATGCGCCTGTTTATGTACTCACATATGAAGAAAGAGTGCTTACTGGTAAAATGGCAATAGCAAGTATGGTTGGCAAGCTTGCCTCAAAGATAGCAGAGAATTTCGCATTGAATTGTTTAGATCAACTTGAAGAAGATGAAGCTGACAGGATATGAAATTTCGCGTACATGGTGGGACTTTGCATTTGCAAATCCTGATAAAGTAAAACCTATTCATTCTGCACTTTTGTTCTTTGCGATTGAACATTGCAACAGGTTAGGCTGGAAAGAAAAGTTTGGGTTGCCTTCGCAAATGGCTATGGAGGCTATCGGAATAGGTTCTTATACCACGTATATACCAGCATTTAACGATTTATGCGAATGGGGTTTTTTTACTTTGGTGCAGAAGTCAAAAAATCAGTACTCAAGTAACATCATTGCTCTATCAATTTTTGATAAAGCACCTGATAAAGCACTTGATAAAGCACTGATAAAGCACGACTCAAAGCAATGTGAAAGCACCTGTGAAAGCACTGTGAGTATAGATAAACAATTAACAAAGAACAAGAAAACAAAGAACAAGGAACAATTCGTTCCTCCGACATTGGAAGAGGTAGTCGCATATTTTAAACTCAGAGGCTATACACCAGAATCAGCAGAAAGGGCATTTTACTACTACCATGAAAACGGATGGAAGGATAAAAACAATACTCAGGTTCAAAACTGGAAATCAAAAATGAACAGCACTTGGTTCAAACCTGAAAATAAAAAACAATCTTCGCAAGCAAACTATCAAACACTAACACCATGAAAGACATAGACATGGAACGCGATGTACTCGCCATGTTCATCAACAGCTACCAAGCACAAATGCACATCAGCGAATGTAACGAGCATTTTTTTACCGAATCTGAAACGAAGGCAACATATCAAACGCTAAAAAGCCTATTCGATAAGGGCGAACCTATTGACCTTGTTACGGTTTCAATGCGCCTAAAGAAACAGGGCTTCCCAGTTCAGACGGCGGCGGAAATTTCGGAACGGTACATCGGCGATGCAAACCTTCAATTTAAAATCAAAATCCTGCATCAGTTCTACCTGACCAGACAGCTTGCGATTTTAAGCACGGAAATACAACACCAAGCAACCGACCGAAACTCAGACCCATTTGCAATCATCAGCAACGCACAGGCAAGGCTTGACCAACTTTCGGTAATTGACACGGGGGATGGAGTTCACATTGCGAAGGTGGCAGCGGAAAGGGTAAACGACATAGCGCAAAGGAAACGCGATGGAATTAAAACTCTTGGAGTACCTTCAGGATGGGAAACGCTTGACCGGTTCACGGGTGGATTTGTTCCGGGGGAGTTTTGGGTAGTGGCAGGACGTCCGGGCATGGGTAAGACATCATGGGCCACGAGCATCAGCATTGCTCACGCACTCCGGGCAGGCGGTAAGGTAGCTTTCTTCAGTTTGGAAATGACGAAGGAAGGACTTGTTGACCGGGTGCTTAGTTCTGAGTACAGCATAAATTCTGAATGGATCCGCACGGCGAACGTTACTGATGAGCAAATTGAAACAATGGCTCGGCTTCACAACATTGCCCGGATGTCAATTTGGATAGACGATTCACGGAGGCAGACCATTGACCAAATACGCTCGAAGCTGAAGATGATGAAATCCAGGTACGGCATTACATTGGCCATTATTGACTACCTGGGTCTTATTAACCCATCAGACCCGAAGACAATCCGGGAACAGCAGGTGGCTTACATTTCCCGCCAATGCAAACTTATCGCTGGTGAAAGTAACATGACTGTTATCGCCCTTTCGCAGCTTAACAGGCAGAGTGAACAGCGTGGAGATAAGCGGCCAGGACTTGCAGACCTTCGCGAATCCGGTGCGATTGAACAGGACGCGGATTTAGTGGTATTCCCTTTTAGGCCCATGTACTACGAAACGGAAAAGCCACCGATTGAAGAGGCGGAAACCATCATCAGCAAGAACAGGAACGGGCGCACGGGAATAATTCCTTGCCGCTTTGAAAGTGCGTTTTCACATTATTTGTTGTAAATTTGCAAGTCATGAGCGGCGTAAATTACCTTTTGTCAATCTACCCTATCAGCAGCCAGGGCTTGCCTGAAAAGCAAATCGCCGAGGCGCGGGAACTGGAAAAGAAGCTTATCATCAAATCACACGCCGATGCACTTGAGCAAGTGGGAATCATCCCAACGAGCGCAAAGAAAATCGCGGCTGAGTATTACCGGAAAAACTATGACACCTGAGATATTTCTTGCCCTGCTATCTATCGCGGGCGCATCTGTGCCTTTCGGCCTAAACAATCAAATGGACACCCTCGGCCCGTTCAGCGGCTACAAAGTATTCCGCTGCCCTGTTTGCCTGTCGTTTTGGCTCGCACTCATTACCATTGCGCTGATGGGCGGGAATCCGGTTTACGCTGGCCTTGCTCCGATATTCGCGCAACTCATTCACAAAGTTCTATACTAACCATGTACCGACACGAAACACCGGAGAACAAGATGTGCGCCTTTTGGGGTGAAAACATCCAGGATGGGATCACCATTGCCCGCTATCACCGGACGGAAACACGGACACCGTTTGATATACACTGGACGAAAGATGGGAACTACTTCCAGAACTTTTCGCCGAACTATCTGGAAGCTATTATGCAATTTCGGGCGGAAACCCGGCACAGGGCAGAAACAGGACGTAACGAACCGCCATACTTTATCGTATGAATCCAGAACAGAAATCGCAATTTGCCCAACTGGTTCCAAAGTGGCAGGCGTACAAGCGAAACTTGGTGTGGACTTTTGACGGGCGGGAAACAGCTATCATTGAAAAGCTGGCATATCTGCTGTTAGGGCGCACGCTGAACACCTGCCCATCGTGTAAGATTGAAGCAATGAGGCAACTTGAAAACCTGTACAACGCATGAAGACCTACCTACACAGCGGAAACGCAGGGGACGTGATTTATATGTTGCCTACAATCAGGGCAAACGGCGGCGGCACTCTGTACTTGAACCCTGACCGCCCTGCACAATACGCGGCGGGGCTGACCCATCCCGGAGGCGGTGTCATGCTCAACGAAGCTATGTGCGAAATGCTAAAGCCATTGGTGGAGTATTGCGGCATCAAGTGCGAATTGTGGCAAGGTCAGGTGGTTGATTATAACCTTGACCTATTCCGGGAGCAGCGCATTAACCTATCTGCTTATGACATTAGGCGTTGGATTCTTTCGGTTTATCCTGAACTATTGCCCGGGCCTTCCTTTCGCATGAACCGCATGAACGCCAATTACATAACCGTAAACCTTTCGGAGCGATACAGGAACAACGCGGCGGGAGGTGATGCAAAGTGGGCGATGTTACAGGAGCAGCCATACGATGTGTTTTTCATCGGTGTGCAGCAGGAGTTTGAAAAGTTCGCGAAACTTTGCCCGAAGGCTCAGCACGTTGAAACTCCAGACTTGTTGCAAATGGCGCAGGTCATGGCAAAGGGTGTAATGCACTTCGGAAACCAATCCTCACCTTTCGCGGTTGCGGAGATATTCGACCTGCCTCGGGTGTTGGAACTTTCACCCTACTGCCCTAATGTTGTCAGCACCGGTGAAAACTGGGGCGTGATTTACAACAACGATAACATGAAGTGGCACTTGGACAGATTGTGTCGCATGGAACAAAATCAGGAAATACCCATTGTAATAAACCCGTCATGAGTAAATACACATTTGACCCTTTGCCCCTGACATGGTGGCACACGATACAACTTCCGGACGGCACGAAGACCGCAGGGGTTCACGATTACGACACGGTAACAGGCGAGCGTTATTTATTCCCTGACGTAAAAGGCAAAACCGTACTTGACATTGGCACGTTTGATGGCTATTGGAGCGCACGCGCGAAGAAGAACGGCGCAAAGACGGTGATTGCCCTCGACTACAACAAGCGGGAAACGGCTGAGCATATCGCGCAAACCTTCAAGTTTAAGTACTTCGCCGGGCATAACATTGACTTTAACAAACCATACACGGAGGCGATACCTTCAGACGTGGTGTTGTTCTATGGGGTAGTGTATCACCTTTACAATCC